AATATGGAAGTTTAAAGGCGGGGTTAATTGCCACCACAATTGGTACCGTTTAACCTACGTGCGTAAACGTGAAAAGAACGGTAAATATATACCATTAACACCCGAAGAAAAATCCGCGAGAATCCGCGAAATTGAGGAAAACTATAAAAGAGTATCTAACCAAAGCGCAGATAGGGAAGGCGTACCATTTGACCCACCAGGATGGGACCAAGCAAGTACCAAGCCCATTAATATGCCAAACCAAGGGAGATTAAATTAAAATGTACACCAACGACAACGTATTATTAATTACTAAAGACCACCTTTTCAAGTACACGCAATTACAAGGAAATGTGGACATTGATAAAATAACGCCATTTGTTAAGATAGCGCAAGACATCCAAATACAAGAAATATGCGGCACCAAGTTGTACCGTAAGATTTTAACGGATGTGCAAGGCGATACGCTAACGGGCGATTATTTGACTTTGGTAAGCCAGTATTTACAACCTATGTTAATTCATTATGCGATGGCGGACTTTATGTTATTCCATGGGTATGAGGTTAGCAACGCGGGAATTTTAAGGAATACACCCGAAGGCACTAATTTACCCGCCAAGGATGAATTGGATACATTGGTAAAACGCCAACGCGATATTGCCGAAACGTACCGAACCAAAGCGGTGGATTATTTAAATTATTTCCCGTCCTTATTCCCCGAGTATTCGGCCGATCAAGAAAGCGGAATGTATCCCGACCATAACCCAAGTAATTATACGAATTGGAATCTGTAAAACCATACGCGCCCAAGCCCGATAAGGTTAAAAAATTGGCTAAAGTGTATGCGGACCTAAAGAAAAAGCAACCCAAGGCCAACCCATTATTTAAGGGGATAGCCAAAGTTATATTTTTAGCGGCTTTTTTTTCTTCATGTTCGGCACAATGGCACGTAAAACAAGCATTAAAAAAGAACCCTAACATCATAACCGAAAAAATTATAGTCGAAAAGGATACATTGATTATACGCGATTCGGTGCGATATACAAACACTTTAGTAACTAGGTCGATAGATACCATTAAATTAGAAAATGAACGCGTTAGGACCGTTGTATATCGCTACCATGATACTTTTAGGATTGTACAAACACTTAAAGGGGACACGGTACGAATCACGCAAAAAGTGGTAACGCCCGTAGTTGAGGCAAAACCGAGTTATTGGGGTTGGATTGTTGCGGGTTTAATTTTAGTAATATGGATAATAAAAAAATAAAGACACCATCAAGAAGCGCACCCAAGGGTTCAAAGCGTGGATGTTTATGTAAGGATAAGGAGATTTATTCGGTAAAATGTTGCGATGGTAGTTTATGGGCGCAAGGCATTGGCCCGATAGTTCGAACAAGTTAAATAAAAAACGTTAATTAGATATGAGTATTTCAGCACAAAGTTTTAGCGCGGGTTACACGGGTTGCAAGGTAATTAGCAACACAAGCGCAAACACGGGCGAATTTCGCGGTTTCGTTGTAAATGACGATGCGGTGGTTTCCGCTATATTAGACAAGGATGGATCGAGCCTTATGACGGCTTTAGGATTAAGCGGAGTTACCTTAAAAAGCGGTGCATTTATTAGCGTTGCAAATGGCGACTACATTAGTTCTATTACACTTACAAGCGGTTCAATTATAGCATATAATAGATAATGCCATTTGTTGGTTTAGGAGTCGGTAGACAACGATTTATCGATAGCGGAGGTGGTTTTGATTCAGATTATCAAGCCGTTTTAGATTATGCTACAACACAAGGATACACACTGCCAAGTTCGGGGCAACAGACGTTGCAAAATCAGTTAGTGCTTGATTTAAAGTCGGGTGGAATTTGGAGTAAGTTAGATACCTTTGGTGTATTTGCAACTGATGGAGATAGTGATTTTGCTTTAATTGATTGGATTAATTTAACTGATATGACTGCCGTTAATAGTCCTACGTTTACTATTGATAGTGGTTTCAATGGTGATGGTGCAACTTCATACATTAACACAAATTTTACTATTTCCACAGATGCCGTAAATTACACACAAAACAACGCCTCAACTTTTGCATATATAGACGTTGATTTTAGTGATACGGATAATGGCATCTATGGTGCAAGAGTAGAAGTAACAACGGCAAATCGTAATCAATTACGAATAAGAGATGTAGATTATAGACCCGCTATAAATGATGTAAGACCTATTATTTCTGCCGATTATAGAAGTAATAATTGGCATCACCAAAAAAGAACTTCATCAACCGATTTTACTACTTATTTAGATTCCACAAGTTTTACAAATAATATTTCTTCCGTAGACCCATCATTTCTAAATATTTCAATGAATTTATTAGCCATAAATTTTTTAAATACTTCGGGTCTTCAAAAATTATATTATAGTTCAAGTACAATCAAAATTTTTGGACTTGGCGAGGCATTGGACAACACTGATTTACAAAGTGCAATAAATTCCTACATAACTTCAATATGATAGTACTACATCCAAACACCGAACAATACAACGCCTTAAACGGCTACAAATACAAGTCAAGCGAATTGCTATTTGTCAAAGATGGAAGCGATAGATGGATAGTTGGATTAAATGTTTTAACAGACCCTAACTTTTCAGCGATACACGACCAACTTGAGCAACTTGAACGCATAGAATACACACCAATACCAGACCCTGACGAATGAGATTCCCAGTGACATTTGAGCAATTCACCAAGAACAGCGAGAAGGCGATTACCTACCTTTTGCTTTTTGTCGTGACTGCCCTATACATAAGAGCAGAGCGTCAGAGCAACCTTGCAACTGCTCAATGCGAGAAGCGATTGATTAAGTGTGAAACAGAACTTCGGAAAATGTCGGCAATGCTTAAAACTCAAGACTCGTTATGTTCAGCGTTGGTGACTGAAATCAAAATCTACAAAGCACTCGGAAAGATATGAAAGCACTGTTTGGATTTGGAATATTAGCGATTATTTTGGCATTGTCAACAGACACACCAACGATAGAGGATGAAGTAGCGGAGCAGATAGAGGAGAGTCAAAAGTTGTACGATAGTGCAACAATGGAATTGAAGCAAATGAGGAAGATTAACGATTCATTATTAGAGTTAAGATTTGGAAAATGATTGATAGAATTTTTAAGAATTGGCGTACCACCGCATTAGGTACCACCGTAATTATTGCATCGCTTTTATTGGTGTACTTTGAAAAGGCAACCTTAACCGAAGCGGGGGCGTTTATCGTTGCGGGGTTAGGTTTTATATTTGCGAAGGATGAAGTTAAAGCAAGTAAAGTTTAACGACTATTACCGCCAGGTATTCCCCAAATCCCAAGTGTATTTACACCACACGGCGGGAACGGGTGAAGGCCAAGACGTTTATAGATGGTGGGGAAGTGATAAACCGCGTGTTGCTACTTGCGTTATTATCGATCGTGACGGGACCATTAAACAAGGATTCAGTTCGAAGTATTGGGCATACCATTTAGGCCTTGCAAACCGACATTTTAAAGCCGAGGGGCTAACGTATAGAAACCTGGATAAGGTAAGTATAGGTATCGAGTTAATAGCGTGGGGGCAATTGACCAAGAAAAAAGACAAATTTTATAATTATGTCGGCGGTGAGGTTGACGAAGTAACCACATTAAAGAAAGCCCACCGAGGTTTTAAGCATTACCATTCATACACCGAAGCCCAAATACAAAGCGTTTGCGACCTTTTAAAACTATGGAATGAACGTTACGGAATAGATATAACGTATAATTCGGATATATGGGACGTAACACCCCGTGCATTGAAGGGCGAGAATGGCGTTTTTACGCATTGTAGCGTACGCGCTGACAAATTCGACGTATTCCCCCAACCCGAACTAATCGAAGCCCTTAAAACGCTTTAAAACAACCCAACCAAATACCACGTATTGAAAATATTTATGTATTGTGTTTTGCAAATTCAAAATAATGTATTAGTATTGTGGTATGGAAATAGATATTTTAAGTGTTCACACACGGATCGCATCGTGGCCCTTTGTAGGGTTTTACGAATCGCGCGACATTAGTATTATGTTAGCGCAAGAGTTTAATTATCAATTATCAAAGTGGATTTACATTCAAGCCGATGAAGACAATTCAAGTATTCAACGGGTAAATTTACGCGCATTGCAAGAAATGGAGGCGCAATTATTCCAGGATTGCATTTGCGACCTAATCCAATACAACCACATTAGGCCATTTGACATTAAACAAATTCAAGATATAGATAAATATAAATAATCATGCTACCTATTTACTACGCAATTTTTACCGTTGGATGCATTACGTGCGCGGCGGGAGTTTTTGGAATTATTTACGCGGGGTTTAAGTACCGCAATTGGGAAAAAGAAGCCGAGTACGAGCGCGAACAGTTTTATTGGACCCGTCGCAAGTACCCAAGCAAACGCAACCGAATGTACAAAGGAAAACTAAAACTTAACGACTATGAGTAAATCACCCTTTCAATTAGCACAAGAGTATATTACGGCCTACAAAGTCCAAGATATAACCTTACACGAACTCAACGAGGCATTGGATAGCCTTGTAGAGTATGAGCAAAATGCAATTAACCAAGCATACGCCGAGGGTCATTATGACCACTCAATAGGTGCAAATCAATCTAACTATTATAAGTGGCGTTTCGAGCAATAAAACGTATATTTGCAATATGAACACGCAAGAAGCATTACGGGAATTATTCACGGAACACACTAACCGCGAATTGTCGGAAATCACGGGGGAGAATTACTACACGGTAACCTCGTGGAAGTTTAAATTTAAGCATAACCAACTCTCGATGGAAAAGCAAATCGAGATATTGACTAAAACAAATCACAAAATACAAACAAATCTAACATGGAAAAGAAATCAAAAGTTAACGGCGTAACCGCAAATGGTACATGGGATTCCAAGTACGGAACTATGTACAAGTTTGAAGTATCATTTGAAAACGGGGACGTAGGCGAGTACAACTCTAAGACTCAAGACCAAAACAAATTCGTACAAGGTCAAGAGGTGGAATATTCTATTACCTCAAGGGAGTACAACGGCAACACGTTTTACACGATCAAGCCAGTACAACAACAACAATCGTTTGGTGGTGGTTATAAGAAAGACCCCGAAACCGATAAGAAAATAGCCCGTATGTCGGTGCTAAAGGTAGCGGGGGACCTAGTAATAAATGGCGACGTTCAATTACACGACCTAACCAAGATAGCCACGTTTTTAGAGCATTACGTGAACACTGGCGAGGATAGTATGAGTAAGTTATACGACGCGCGTATTCAAGAAGTTAAAGACCAATTGCCGTTTTAATGAAAAAGATACAAGACGAAGTTAGGCGTATTTTAACCGATACGCCTATTACTAGGGATAACGACAAGAAATTAACCGCGATTTATTGGTATTGGGAATTACAAATGGCCGATATTGATTGGCTTAAATTAAGCACCAAGGACTTTTTGGCTATTTATGCTGGGGAGGGATTGACCGACGCGCAAACGATTACCCGCGCACGTAGGTTATTACAAATGAGGGAACCGCAATTAAGAGGCGAGAAATACAAAGCCCGAATGGCTAACCAAGAAAAGGTTAAAGAGGATTTGGGATATAAAGTTAATTAGGGTATATTTGAATATGCGATGGGCAGATCGCGTGAGTGTAATTTTATTTGAGTATAAACCCGTACCGCTTGGATTCCTGCCCGTTTCCTCGCCGTGCGGGTTTTTATATTTATGCAAAACACTGGGCAAATCTTAAGAAGCCGTAAGAATGGCAAAAGCAAATACACGGCAATAAGCAACGAAATTTTACAAAGTAGCACATTAACACCACAAGAAAAATCGATCTTGGTGCATTTACTTTCATTACCCGAAGATTGGGTGGTTTATAAGAGTATTATTTACAAGGACATGAACATGGGCCGCGAACAATTTAACCGCCATTGGAAGGGGTTAGTTGAAAAGGGGTACATTGTAAGCGTTAGAATGATTGACAACGAAACCAATTTAGCCAATGGGTGGAACCATGTGGTTTATGAGGAACCCGTACTATCCGAAAATCGGACTAACCAATCCTCGGACTTACCGAATCCTGGACAGTCCGAAAACCCGTCAGTATATAAAGTAATAAATGAACAAAGTAATAATCAAACAAAAGAATTAAATAACAAAGTAATAAGCCCTACAAAGGAGGACGAACGGGAAGGTATTTTTAATGAAGTTTGGAAAGCATACGCCACCGTTTCTACGCGACAACCTGGAAGCAAGAAAGACGCTAAAAACAAATTTAAACGCCTCACAAACGACGAACTCGAGTTAATACGTGTTCACCTACCAAAATATCTTAAAAATCACGTAGCGGCCGCGAAAACGGATTATTTGCCCAATTTCACGACGTATTTAAACCAACGACGCTATGAGGATGAAAAAATGCCGTATGTTGATACCCAAGATGAAATAGATAATTGGATGCGATGAATTACGAAATTAGATCAATAGACTATCAAGATTGTAAGGAGTGGTTTTTGAAAAAGCATTATGCTAAAAGAATACCTCCAATAGATTTTTGTTTTGGATTGTATGATAAGGAAATACTAGTAGGTATATGTAGTTATGGGACACCTGTAAGCCATCCTTTAAGATCTATATTTACAGATTATAAATTGTACGAATTAAACCGACTTGTTATAAATGAAAATATGCCAAAAAATACATTATCGTATTTTGTTTCAAGTACCTTAAAAAAATTGCCGAATCCATGCGTAGTTATTTCATACGCGGATACTTCACATAACCACCACGGATTTATATATCAAGCCACGAATTTTGTATATACGGGCCTATCTGCAAAGTTTATGGATTATATGGTACAAGGTATGGAGCATCTACATGGGGCTAGTGTTTTCGATATGTCTAGAGGCCAAAAAAATAGAGTACAATGGTTAAAAAATAAATTTGGCAATAAATTGTATATGAAAGAGCGACCAAGAAAACACAGATATTTTTATTTTATAGGGGACAAAAGAACAAAAAAAAATATGTTAAAGATATTACCCTACGAGATACAACCATACCCAAAGGGAGAAAATAAGCGGTATGATGCTAGTTATCAACCAACAACACAAGGTAAGTTATTTTGAAATTACAAAATGAAATTATAAAATTGCACTACTATGTACATTGAACAAGCACAACCCGAAGAAATTATCACGCATTTACGGCGTTTATGTAACCTAGGGGGTATTAGGCCTCCGCAAAATGGAAAAGAATTTGTCGCGTTTATCCAATTGGGATTTGGAAGGTGGCCCGTAGAAATCATGGACCATGCCTTTACTAGTTACCTTATGGGGCAATACGAAGACAAAGCCCCGCAAGTTTTAAACGTCCGATTCGTCAGCAATATTTTAAACGCCTATATTAAAGACAATAGGCACCGCCTCCAAAAGAAGCCGCGCGAGTATATGCAAATAGAGGCACCCAAAGACGAAAGCCCGAAAATGAGCAAATACGATCTAGCGAAAAGCAATTGGCAAAACGTTAAAGAAAAAAACGCGGTGATATTCCCAAGCATCCTAGCCAATGCGTGGGATGAATTAGACCCTAAACCCCAATTGAACCAAAATCGAACCAAAGAACTAGTCGAGTTTATTAATGATAACCAAGCTCGTTTTTATTATAAGATGAAACGCGAACGCGGACATAAACAAAAACGCAACGAGTTGGACGATCAAATTATTTACAACGCCGCACAGATGGCACAAATTTTAGAAAAAGATGTATTTAAAGGCTGAAGGATTTGATAATGCCATTA